GCGACTGCATTATTAATTGTTCCAACAATATTTGATGAACCTTGTCCACCTTCCTGTTTGTTTGGAACAATATTCAAGTTATAAGTCTTGTCCAAAACGGAATATGAAAATCTTCGGTTCTCGGTAGTAATACCATCTTGTTTTTGTAAGTCATTGTACTGAAGATAAGGAATATCCTTAGCAAATACACGGCAATATTCTGTACCAACCTCTTGGCCAATGGCACCTTCATAACGATAAACTCTTGAACCCTTGGTTAGTTCTTTATATCCGTCGTTGAATACTTTACTCACTTGGTCAATAGCATTTCCAACGTGCTGGAGACGTTTACCTCCCTGAGGTTGACTATCTATTATTCTTTGTGTTTGGTCAAGTATAGAACCTTCTTTGAGTGGTATTCCAACAGATTCTGTATTAACATATGATGAAGGTCTAAAGTCCTCATCTTCATTTGTAATCTCTCCTCCAATACCTACTTTCTTTCCGGCATTGCCTCTATACTTCGGTGAAACCCAAGTAAATCCACCTTCAATACCTCCACCATTACTATATGTTGGTCCATTAGCACCAAGTCTTATTGATTGACTCGGTCCTTCATATAATTGAGCCAACTCTGAAGGCCCATAAACTGGTGATTGTTGTTCAGTACCGAACTGATTTACAGGAACTTGACCCGAAGGAGAAAAAATTTGAGACGGATTAGAAGTAATACTTCCAACATAAAAATTACTATTATCTGAAACTGTACCCGTAAGTGCTCCACCAACTCTTTGGAAAAAGTTTCTAGGGAAATTAGGCTTATATCTGTTGAAATCGATATTCTTAAAGAGTCTCGATCTTTGACCAGCTCCCATGTTGTTGAACATGATTTGAGATCCAGTCTCTCCTCCTCCCATTAATCTATTTACAAATTTCCCAACACCGCTTTGTCTAAAAGCATTACCTAATTGTTGTATAGTTGTTGGTTGACCTAAAATAATATTAGGATCGAAATATGAACCTGGTATTGGAGACACGGGTAAAATACTACCACCAAGTCTTAACGCAAAATTGGCCGCTGCCAATATTGGGTTTGCCGTTACCGTAATAGTATAAACAGGTTCTATTATAGGTACAACACCTGTCAGTATATTAACTAAGTCAGTACCACTACTAACATTGAGGATGTTTGCTCTTCCTAAAGTATCTTGTCGTATTTGTGCTGCAATTCTTTGTTCAAACTCTCTTCTCAAAGTTTGAGCTCCTAAACGAGCTATGAACGAATCTTGACTCAACAAACCATTACTTCCACTCGGATCAGGAGACAATAATATTGATACAGGTGTATAATTGGAAGATACAAATGTTGTTGGGTATGGTTGGTTATTATTACTATTGGTAGTTAGCGGTCTATTCAACGACCCGAAAAATTCCGCACTATCCAACTGAACCTGATTTCCATTTGAAAAAACATTAAGTGGTTTCCATTTTTGAGATTCAGGTAACGATTGACCAACTATATTTGCGTCTTGATATCCGTATTCACCCTCATTGGATTTTGTGTTTAATAGAGCTCCTGGATCTGGTACTTGTTCATATCCACCTTCATTACCATATTGGTTAAGTGGATATAGTTTGTTAGCAAAAGATGGGACATCAATTAATTGATCTGGACTGTCTTGTACAGATGTATCCGACTGAACATATTCAGTATTGATAGGTTGCGTTGGTCTGTTTGGAGCCTTAGCATATGGAGTTAAGTTCCTAACAATAAGTTTCTTTCTAAACCCTTCTGAATTTACAAAATCTAACGGACTTGACATCTATGTTTTTTTATAGATAAATAGGTTGATTAAAGTTTTTTAATTTTAATAACACCTACTATTATGGATAATTGGTTTGTACTGGAGACATAGGATTACCCTGTTTATTCAAGTTAATTATTAAAGTTTGGAAACTTGGTGAGTTGAATGCGTCATATAACGCTCTTTCAATCATTTTAGGATCCGTTCCTGTTGGAGCCATAACTTCTACTTTTATTGTTCCTCCTACGTCAACGGTGGATTTCGACATACCAGTAGTGCTTGTAGTATTTCTTACTGCCTCCTGAACTTGTGTTTGTTTCCCTTCCAAAAAACTTGATATGGGTTGATTTCCCGCGGCTTGTTGTGATGCTTCTTTCTCACCGATTTTTCCCTCGATTTGGTCGATTAACTGAGCAGTAAGAGAACCTTCACCAGCGTTTTCACGTATTCTTTTTGCGGTCTCTTCCAAAGAGTTCCTAAAATCTGTTTCAGCTTTACCGAGTAAGTTTCCAGATTTTTCTAAATATTCCGATATAGCCGTAGTAGTATCTTTATTACCCTTTGTTATATCATCATAAAGAGCTTTGAGATCAGTAATTCCAGTTTCTGTAGTATCCCTAACACTTTTAGTGGTTCCCATTTTTGAAAACTCTCCAGTTACATTTGTTATTCCACTCCGTACATCTTCTTTAGTTTGTAATACTTGACCAGCACTAACTACTCCTCCAACAATTTTAGCACGTATTGCCGCAACATCTGCGAGCATTAAATCGGAAGTTTTCATCTGAGACCTCGCAATTTCTTCCATGTCTTTTGGACGTTCTCTTTGCTCTTTAATTAAATTTTCAAATTCAGTTTGAGTAATTTCCTGTAATTTTCTAGTTTCTTCTTTCCCCTCTTCATTTCGTATTTTAACTTCATACTCTCCTCCCTCACCCATTCTTGCTATGTTGGCAAGATATTGTTTGTCATCTTCTTTGATGTTTAGACCTGCGGCTCCTATGGCAGAAATTCTTTTATCAGCCTCCGCGGCCGCCAAACCCATTTTTGATAGGGACCCTCTAGTTAGTCCCGCGGCTTCTTCCATTTCCCTTAAGGTCAGTACTCCTTGAGGATTTATCTTAAATGTTTTTGTTTCTTCGTCAAAATATGTGAATTGTTTTGATACGTCAGCTAAACTATCTTGTAAAGCTCCTGGATCATTTATCGAAGCATTCATCAAAGCAAATGGATCAACTAAAGTACCTGCGGCCACTCCTAATCTTTGAAACGCCGCAGCAGTTTCTACGGCTTTATCAGGGGATAAAACTCTTTCAGCCAAGTTAAACGTTTCACTCATATCAAATCGTAACATCGAAGCTTGTGCCGCCATTTTTGTCAATCCCAAAACCCCACCCTCGAACTGATATCGATTCATTTGGTCCATATTATTGGTAACATCTGTCATTACTGTTTTAGCGTTACCTCCAATACTTTGAATGTAGTTAACAGATTCTTCTAATGTTCCACCAATAGTTTCGATACCTTGTCCAACATTTAGAAACGCATTAGTTAGTGTATCTGCCTGTATGTCCAAAACTTTTGTTGCTGCGTAAAATTTTTCAACTTCTTCACTTGTTGCAATTACGTTTCGTCTAGAAGCGTCCGCAACTTTTCCAATAATATTAGCGACATCACTTATGCCACCACCCATTCTAGTGATACCCGGAGTCGTATCAGCGATAGCGGTTTGAAGTTCTACTATCCTTTGTCTACCTTGCGTAAAAACATTATTTATTTGGGTAGCATACTTTGATAAGTCATTTGATGCTTTTACAAATGATTCGGCATCAACTTTTAATTGATTAAGAAGATCTTCTTTGAATTGGGATATACTACTGTCTCTATCGGCTGCCATACTGAATTAAGTTTATTTATTATAAATACAAAAGGACTGATTTTTCAGTCCTTTTTGTTTTCTTCCACCCATTTGTCCAAAAGATATTTTCTAATAAACAATGGCATAATTAAAAAATCTTGATATGAGATATTCAACAATTTAGCCAAATAGTAAAACTCATCTATTTGAGATTTTCTATAATTAGAAGAAAGGGCGAAAAAAGTCCACCCCAAATCCAACATTGACTGTTAGCTTCTCTCCTGATGGGGCTATTACTGTTCTCGTTAAATCTAATCTAGGTTCATTGTCGTCCATGAACTTTCTAATGTATTTTGAATCCGCAATCGGCATTTGGTCAATAAATTTTGAAATTTCCGATCTATCTGTTACACCATTAATTTCTAAAATTTGTTTGTTTAATCTCCAAGTAACTTTTGGTGCTGTTCTTCCTTGAGGATATGACTCTCCCATTTTTTGAACCTCAAGTATTTCACCATAACTCATAGGTTTTAACTTCACAGTTGTTTGAGACTTTGGTAAAGTGGTAATGAATGTCCCATCATCTGAAGGTTGTTGTCCTTTAGTAACATTTAATTCGTCTAACCTAACATTACCTTTGAAAGGTTTTTTTGTAACAGGATCAGTTAAATTCAATTCCATTTCAGGTCCGAACGCAGTATTTCTTAAAAAGATTAAAATTGCTTCAACATCTCCTTCCATTAAATCTTCCACACGAACGTCTGGTTCATATATCTTAGACCGTAACAACGTCTGAGTCATGTCATTACCTCCTGCCATCAAGATGTTTTCATCATTAGCAGTTAAGTATCCGACTTTAAGTGATTTTTTTTTGTTCTTGTAGAATACTCCTTGTGTAGGTAAAGGAACAACATCGTGTGGCAACGAAAAATTTGATTGTCCGTATTCTTTTGCTTGATTATCCATATAAAAATTTAACCGTAAAGTTTAGTGCTTTACGGTTAAATATAAAAGTGTTTTAATTTTAATAAATAGACTTTGTGAAAATTAATAAACAAGAACGCAACGATCCATTCTAAGTGTAGCATTGATTGTTGCCAATCCATCCTGAGCGTAACTCAAAGAGTTGAAGTTCACATCAGTTAAGAAAGTACCATACAAAATCCATTTTTCCACAACAACACCGGTTGGGTCCAACATTTCAAGGTCAACATCTTTTTTATAACCCGCAGCATAACCCATACGACCTGTCACAGATTCTGCGTGTAAACGTACCCACTCCATCAATGCTTGAGCGGCAGATGGTCCGATTGGATCTCTGAACACAGCTGGAATTGTTTGCCAAGTGAACTTACCTGCAACATATGTTTCAGTATTCAAGAAAGGAATTGGAACTGGGTTTATAACAATATGTGGTCTTGCTGCAGATTCAACAAACCATTCATTTATACCAAGAGATGATGGAAACCTTAAGATAAAACGATTCTGTCGTTTTGGCTCATAAGGAATCGGCATTTTCATTAATAAATCAGCCATGTGTTTTTAATTTTTTTTGTTTCAGTTATTTTATAGATAAATATATCCGTTCTCAAAAATTTTTCTATTTACTTTTTTTTTGAAAAACGTATTCTTAATTTACTTCTTTCTTATAGCCTCCGGCAGTAGAATAAGTTTTAACAATATTATCTGGTTTATTTTTGAAATGCTTATGCATTACTTCTATATTTTTTGGATCGTCGTCACTAAATCCTATTGATAAGTTTTCTGGATTAAATTTATTAGCAATATCCTTTTTTAAGAATGCTTTTTTATTAAGTACTGCTGCCATTCCTCTAATATAGCTTACAAAATCTTCCATAGCAGATACCTTAGCCTCTTCAGGATTTACCGCCCCTTTGTCATCCCCAAAAGATACCGGATGATACTTATTAAGTTCTAAATACGATTTTATAAGTTCCTCGTCCGTCATTTCATCTTCACCCACAAAAGACCTATATTTTTTTAGATTTTTGATTAACTCATCTTTGTCGATTCCGTTGAACCCTTCTATAATATAGTTATAAATTGCTTCTTTTATAGTGTTAGGATTGTGTCCTCTCGCAGTTATTATCGCAAATATTGAACCATTATTAATCGCTTCTCTGAAATCATCAAATGCCGGTCCTTTTTTTGCCCTTAAAGAGTCAACCAAAAAATCTTTGTCCCCTTCAGTTCTAAAGTTTCTAAATGGTGAATTCGCATATCCGACAATTTTATTACCTTTATATGTAAATGGTTCTTGACCAATCTTATGTCTAAACTCCGCGAAATCATCTGTGGACATCCCTACCTCATTACCATCTTCATCTTGAACCAAAATTTTTGTTGGCATGTGAACAATATTATCGTCCCAATCGAACGCATAATACTTGAGATCTGGTGTCCCCTCATTTTTGAATCCTTCTGTAAATTCTTTTCTCATTTGGCTAAAGGGGGGATATTATCCCCCCATATTTAATTTATTAGATATTTTCAAACGAAGCTCCTGTTGGAGTGATGAAGAATTCGATATCGATGAATTCTAATGCCTTCGTTGGTTTTAAGTATATCTTACCTGTTAATGTATTTCTATCTAAGTCTTCAGGTGTAGAAGAAACTGTTACTCTGAAGTCATAAAGACCTCTATCTCTTCTAATTGAATCTAAGATAGGGTTAACACTATCCAAGAATTGTTGTCTAACGATTTGGTCGTTTTGTTCGAACAACAATCTTACTGCTACTGCTGAAATTAACTTTCTTGCTTGAAGTAACAATCTTCTTACGTTCAATCTGTTAAGTGCGGTATCAGCAACTTGTAAAGTTTTGTTACCCCAAATTACAGTTCCCACATCAGAGAAAGTTGCGATAGGGTTAATTCTACCTTGATAAAGTGTATCTCTATCTTCTTGAGTCAACTTAACTCTTGCTTTGATTGAGTTTACAAGACCTCTTGTGTAACCCGCTGAAGCGAACCAAGGGAATGCGATGTTATCTGTTAACGCTAAGTTTCTACAAACTTCACCTGTTGCAGGTAAGTAGATTTGCGTATTATTAACAGTATCTCTTGTAAGAATCCAAGGATAATAAGTTGCAGTGTAGTTAGAATCAATTCCTGTGTTATCCAAGTTATCAACTGCTTCTTGAGAGTAAATGATATCTTGAGGATTACTTGCATCAGGAGTATACATGTTATAGTCAGGAGTAGTTGCGATATAAACTGAATCTGCTCTTGAGAATTGTACCATGTCAATAGCTTCTTCTACAAGGTTAGAGTTGTTTACATAATCAATACTTGATGTTGCAAATACGTTGATGTTAGTTGATTCAGGATTTGCGAATGTCAAGATACCAAGTAAGTAAGCGTAGTAATCGGTATTAGCAAAATCTTGAGTATTGTTAGCAACAACAATTCTTTTGAATAAACCATCTCCAGTTGCGTTTGGATATCTTGTTGAAGGTGCTGCACCTGCCAAGTAACCTGTTGCTCCTAATTGGAATCTATCTTCGTTAGTTCTCCACTCTCTATATATGTCCCATCCATCAAATCCACCCGCAAAACATACTGTATATTTTCTTGAGTAAATAAAGTAGTAAGGGTTTTCTTGAGTTTCAGGGTCTCTAGTGAAGTCAGCAACACCACATTCGAATGCTGTTTGACCACTTGTCATAAACGAGTTAGCAATTGTTACAACAGTAGCACCTGAGTCCATATGGAAACCTTTACTTAAGTAGTTCCAAGCAGAACCATCAACAGGTAGTGGTGAATTCACCCAATTTATTGGATTCTGTGTTCCTTTATATTGTAAGAATGAATCATCAACACCAAATTGGCTTGAGAATCCTAAGTAGCTTCTTCTAACAATATCTCCTGAAGATTCAACAACATCAGTTGGTGCTCCAAAAGGAGGATTGTAAATTACTTCACCAGGGAAATAATATTTAGTTTTGAAAATTGGAACTGGTGACGGGTTTGTTACAGAAGAATATTCTCTTTGAGTATATCCGTAGAATCCACAAGGAATCGCGTCAACAGGTGCTTCGTCCGCCATTTCAATCATTATGTATCGTGAAATCAATGCGTACTCACCATCAGTAGAACCGATTTTCTTAGCAACGAAGTTGTTAGATAATGGGTCCATGTTACAATTAGTAAATTTCTCAATAACAACAGGATTAGCATCGGTGTCAAAGAAATTTCTAACCAACACGTCAAATGTCATGTTATTGAATGATAGATTACTTATTGAAACTTTAACCTCAGTGTTTGCTGCGTTACCATCAGAAATTGAAACGAACTTGAATAGGTTATAAACTTTATTACCTCTCAATTCAGAAACCAAAAATGGTGTACTTGGTGATTTATATTGAGTTACGTTATAAGCAATTGAGGTTGGGTCCTCACTTCTAGCGTCAGGGAGAGCAATCAAATTACAATTTAATCCACGAATATATCCTTGATTGTAAGCATATGTCAAAGTACTTGGATAAATTTCTTCAACGTAAACAGGAACTTCATTTCTTGATTTACCGAAGTTATCAACACCTAATACCTTTGTAATATATTTCGAAGATGATGCAGACATTGAAGTTTCAAAAGAGAAATTGTCACCGTCTTTAGTTACACCTGAAATTAAGAATGATTCAAAAGGTGATTGTGTTACTCCTGAATATTGTTCAGTACAATTCAAAGTCAAAGCAGATAATGCGTTAACTTCATATATTGGGCCGTGATTGTCACTGTCAACACTATTAGTAAATAAAGATATACCTCTTGAACGTAAAGTCGCAACAACCATGTTGTTGTAATCCGAATAAGCAGTACCTGAATAATTGTAAACTGTACCTGAAATGGTACCTGTGAATGTTGAAGACGCTCCTGAAGTTAACGAACTTACATAATAAAAGAACGAATACCCTGAATAAGCATTTCCTGATGTAATATCAAAGTTGGCGTAATACCAAGGGTCATTCAAATCGGAAGACAAGTCGTTAGTTGCGATGTTTACTGTGTCACAACCATATTCATTTATAACATTTGAATAAGTTGTAGTTAAATCATAAAAATCACTCTCAGGAAGGACACCATAAACAACCGAAGTGTTTGCCGATAGTGAAGGTGTATCCATAATGTTGTCTAAGTTGCTGTTAAAATCCAATGCTAAAGTAGATGTACTACCATCTGATAATCTATACTGAGTATTGAAATTTGCCAAAACTTGCGGAGGTAACGCTCCACCAGTAAAGATTACAGTGTTACCTGAAGAAGAACCTGAAAAGTTCGCTGACCATGTTGTTCCTGTTAAAGGATTAAGACCAATTGTTAATGGGTCAACATTTGCAGTAACTTTGATACTCCAAGAAGGTCCTGCGTCATAACCAGAAAGACCCAAAATTCTTGTAACAAAAAGTTGGTTAGATTGTTGTAAATATGATTTAGCAATATATGCCGCTTCATATTTTGGGATTTGTGTGTTTATAAATTTTGTAGGTTCAGTACCTCCAAAAAATGCTTGAAACTCATCGTAGTTTGTGATAAAGATAGGCTCGAACGCGGGACCTTTAATTGTTTCTCCCACTAAACCTAATGTAGTTACACCTACACTTTGAGCTACAAATGATAAGTCAGTTTCAGACGTATATACTCCAGGCGATACGTATACCTTTTGATTTACTTGTGTTGCCATGCTTTAATTATTCTATTGCAGATTTATTTTAATGATAAATATTCATATCTATGTGAAAAAACTTGACTTTTGAATATCTATTTGTAAGGAGTATGAATTTATTCTGCCTTTTTTCTGCCCATGAAAACAACCAAAGAAATAAAGAATATTAAAATATCCCCTGAATCACATGAGATATTAAAAAAGTACTGTGAAAAGCGTGGGATAAAAATTTATAAGTTTTTGGAAAATCTTATAATAGAGAAGTGTAAAGAAAAGAAAGATATCTATGGAGAGGATTAAACCAACTGAGATTCAAACTTGATTGTTGATTCCAAAGTGTTATCATCCTTAACCACATCAATCCTTAAAATATCATTTGTGGTGATTTGAATTTCTGAAACATCAGTTCCAAAATAATCACCATTTATAAACACATCAAAACTATCTACGTTTGTTGTTCCTACCAAAGACATGTTGGCGGTGAAATCAATAACTTCACTTAAACTATCGTTTCCTACAATGTATAAAAAGTTAGATAAAAACTCATCAGGGTTTTCAGGAAACTTTGGTCTTCTTCTTTTTAATAC